TATCATTGGCTGATCACCCCCAACAACATGACGCGGGGAATGCCGATCAACCAAGCGATCGTCGATCCGACCGGCACGCAAGCGATGCGCATCTGCTCGGCAGGCCTCATGAACGGGCTGATGTCGGCGAGCGACCCTTGGTTCAAACTCCGCGCGCCTCCGGGACGCGATGTCGATCAATCGGGACAGATGTGGTTCGACCTCGTCGAGGAACGCATCTATTCGGTGATGGCCGAATCGAACTTCTACAAGGCCGGCGCACAGATGTTCGAGGACTTGCCCGTGTTCGGCACCGGGCCGATGCTGATCTACGAGCATCCCAAGGAAATCATCCGCTGCTACAATCCGTGTGCGGGCGAGTATTACTTGGCCGTCGGCGCGGACCTTGGCGTGGAGACCTTCTATCGCACCTTCGTACTCACGCTCGCGCAACTCGTGGAGCAGTTCGGGCTGCCAAATGTCGGCCCCGAGGCGCAGCAACTCTGGAGCCAAAAGGGCGCCAACCTTGAAACCGAATACATCGTCGCGCATGCAATCGAGCCGAACTTCCCCGCCGCACAACCGGGAGATATCAGCAAGACCTTGGGCGTCGTCTCGGGTGGATTCGCCTACCGTGAAATCTATTGGCTGTGGGGCCGGCAATCGCCGTCCCCGCTTTCAACGCGCGGCTTCCGGGAATTTCCGCTGATCTGTCCGCGCTGGGCCACCACAAGCAACGATGCCTATGGGCGCTCGCCGGGAATGGATGCGCTGCCCGACATCATGCAGTTGCAGGTGATGACCCGTAGGCTCGCGGAGGCCATTGAGAAGATGGTGCGGCCTCCCGTGCAGGCCGACGTGAAACTCAAGAATCAGCCAAGTTCGACGCTGCCGGGCAAGATCACCTACGTGGAGAACGTCTCGGAAGGCGGCATCAAACCGATCTATCAGGTCGAGCCCGAAGTCCGCGAAATGACGGAGATGATCAAGGGCATCCAGGACCGGGTGCAGCGTTGGTTCTTCAACGACATCTTCATGGCGATCACCAACATGGAGGGCGTGCAGCCGCGCAACGAATTCGAGATCGCCGAGCGCAAGGCCGAGCGGCTCCAGGTGCTTGGGCCCGTGATCGAGAACTTCTACAACGAGGGCGGCGCGATGGCGATCCGCCGCATCTACGCGATCCTCAACCGCCGAGGGCTGATCCCGCCGCTGCCGCCGTCGTTGCGCGGCGTGCCGATCGAGGTCGACTTCATCTCCAAGCTCGCGTTGGCGCAACGCGCGGGCAAGACGGCCAGCATGGAGCAGGGCATCCGCGTCGGCGGTCAGTTGCAGCAACTCTTTCCGCAATCGCCGCCGCTCGACAACATCGACCCGGATGTCGCCTACCGCGAATACCTCGAATCAATCGGCTATCCGACCAAATCCATACGGGCGATTGACGCCGTGGCGAAACTACGGCAATCTCGTGCGCAAGCAATGCAGCAGGCTCAAGCCCAACAGCAGGCGCAGCAAGCCATCCCCGCCGCGGCCGATACGGCAAAGACGATGTCGGACACGGATGTAGGCGGCGGCATCAACGCCTTGCAAATGGCGCTTGGTACGGCAGGCGCGGGGGCTGGAGCACCAGCGCAGTAGTCTCACTTGCGGGAGATGAAGTTGAAATCCGACACCGATCGCGGCGAATTCTCCGCAAAGGTCCAGAGCGATGATCCGCTCTATAAAGCCCGCGTGGCCGAGCCTGTCATGGGTGCGGTCGACAACATGCCCGCGATTTGGCGGGAGTTGGTCCATGCATACGGATACATCGACGTATACCGTGCGTGGCGGAAGGGCATGTCGCCGCTCGCTGTGCGCAACAAGGCCGAGGCGGCTGGTGGAGTGTTCGTGCTGTGACAATCCTCACCCGCCGTTCCATTCTCTCTGGCCTTGTCGGCTTGGTTGCCGCGCCTGCGATCGTGCGCGTGGCGCATTGGGCGCTGCTCGCAGAGTATATCCTTCCGCGGAGGTATCATTGGCTGATCACCCCCAACAACATGACGCGGGGAATGCCGATCAACCAAGCGATCGTCGATCCGACCGGCACGCAAGCGATGCGCATCTGCTCGGCAGGCCTCATGAACGGGCTGATGTCGG